GCTCGCCAGATGGGCTTTAGTACAGCTGTAGAGGCTCTTTGTTACTGGTGGACGTCTACTAACTTCAATATTAATAGCGTCATTATTGGTAATGATGAAAAGTCATCACTTAACCTTTATAGGATGTTTCGTCGTTATTTTGACAACACCAATATCTTGTTTAAACCGAGTGTTCGCTACAACACTAAGAGCGACCTTACGTTTGAGAAGTTTGATGAGAATGGTAAACAGATAGGCCTAGGCTCAGCTATTAAGATTGAGACAGCCAAGAACAAGTCCGCGGGGCGCTCTGACACTATCAACTTCCTGCATGCCTCAGAGGCGGCGTCTTGGGAGAACGGAGAAGATTTAGTTGCTTCCCTTATGCAGACAGTCCCAGATATAGAGGTGATGGACAAGCCTTCAATGGTGTTTATTGAGTCTACTGCAGAAGGCCGCGGGAATTATTTCCATAAAGAGTATGTCGCAGCGGTAGAGGGTAGAAACAACTACGAGCCGGCCTTCGCCCCCTGGTGGGTGCTAGATACCTACGAGCGCGAGGCAACATTTAAAGACTTGGGTAGGCTCAACGATTATGAGTTGTTCTTAGTTGATCTTATGCGGAAAGGACACGATACACTAGGACATCATTTCCTTATTAGCGAGGAGGCTATCCCAAGAAAGATTGCATTTTATAGAAGGAAGGCAAAAGAGTTTGCCGCAACCCCCGAGCGCTTACCTCAAGAATTCCCCTCGACGTGGCAGGAAAGTTTCATCGCAAGCGGTAAGAACGTGTTCAATCCATTAGCCCTACAGGAAATGGAGAAGGATGCAACTCCGCTAGAGGATGTCGACTATTACAAGATTACTCCATTAGAGGATCGCCCTTATGAGGAATTTGAGCTGGAGAAAGTACAATTTGAACCCAACGAAACGCCCGATGACTTTACTTATAAGGCACCGCTCAAGATTTGGGAGAAGCCTAAGCCTTATAAGGAGTACGTTATTGGTGCAGATGTTGCTGAAGGCCTTAAGGGCGGCGACTTTAGCGTTGCAACTGTTGTAGATATTTCAACGATGGAAGTAGTCGCTAGATGGAGAGGACATTGCGACCCTGACAAGTTCGGCGAGATCTTAGGCGCTCTCGGTACGTATTACAACTATGCCCTTATAGGTGTAGAGGTAAATAACCACGGCCTAACAACCGTACAAAAGCTCCGTGATACCTTCTATACGAACCTTTACAAGCGAGATAGAGGCTATGATGAGGAATGGGAGACGCCTACCGTTAACCTCGGATGGAAGACTGATATGCGAACTAAACGATTGATGATTGATGACCTTATCAAACTAGTGCGCGAGCGCGTGATTAAAGACAAGGATATTGTATTCATTAATGAGGCATTCAGCTACGTGCGTGATGAACGTGGTAGAATGAACGCAGAGGAAGGCTCTCATGACGACGCGGTGATGAGTACAGCTATTGCTTACCAGCTATTCCCTTGGGGTGATAACGATATATCAAACTTAAAGGTAGTTTCTACCGCAAAGATGCATAAAATAACCAATGGATGATAAAACACTACAAGAGGTGACTAAGCGCTTTAACAAGGCGCGGATGTATACCGAATCCCACTATAAAAAGACTTGGGCAAATGCATTTAAGTCTTATAACGGCATTAGAACAATTAGGGGATACGCAGGACAAGCTGATGAGTTTGTGCCTGAAACCTTCTCAATCGTAGAAGCGCTTGTGTCCTCATATGTTAAAACAAAGCCGCGGTTTAAGTATTGGCCACTACACGAAGAACAAGAACAAAGCGTTGAAGCCCTTAACGGTCTAGTCAACTATTACTGGTCCATTAACAACATGACCGATAAGATGATTAGCTGGATTAAGGATATGGCCCTATACGGCACGGGTGTTCTCGCCTTTAGTTGGCTAAAAGATCGCCCGCTTATCCAGAATATTCCCTTAAACGATTTCTTTGTTGACCCAGCCGCGCGCCATATCAACAACCCAGATGAGCCCGGCTACCCCCGTTATGCAGGTTATCGCTATCTTACGAGCCTTGAACAGCTCAAATCTCAGATGGAGGTTGATGTAGAGACCGGTAAAGTAGAGAATAAATACAAAAACCTCGACAAGGTATACGGCGCTAACGACGGCGAGGAGATGGACAAAGACATCAAGGAGATGTTGATTGGTTCTACTTATGGGAAGGACGCCATCAGTGAGCAAGTAGAGGTTATCGACTACTGGACTGAAAAGAAACACGTTATGATCGCTAACCGTAGCGTTGTTATCTTAGAAGAGGACAACCCCTACGCCCGAAAAGAGTCAGCCAAAGAGCTGCCGATGGACTTAGACGGTGAGATCATCCCAATGAAGGTAAAAATACCCGCCATTAAAGGCTTTCTACCCTTCGCAGTAGCCCGTAACTACGTTGATACGAGCCTATTCTATGGTAAGGGCATTGCTGAGGTTATTCTCAAGACCCAGGAACTGCTCAACGATACCGCGAGCCAGAAACGGGACAATATTGCTTACGTGCTGAATAATATGTGGCAAATTGAGCCACGGTACCAACACCTAGCTGAGCGTATCCAGTCCGCACCAGGCGCTATCTTCCCAATACCTAAGGGCGCGCTTACCCCAATTGAGAAGAATGACATTAGCCCAGCCGCTGATGCCGAGATTAGTCGCCTTACTCAGCAAATGCGTACTGCAGTAGCCGCCGATGCAGCCGTGCAAGGTATTAGCCAGCGTTATAGTCGTACCACCGCCACTGAAATCTCTAACCAGATGGAGCAATCGGACGCGCGTACAAACGTTAAGATGCAGTCACTAGAGGATGGTGGCCTTGCTCAGGTAGGCTCAATTCTGTTTAAGATGATCCAGCTATTTGTTAAAGAGGACACTCCAGTACGAATGACTGACCACAACCAAATCACCTGGCAGGTATACAGTCCAGATGTTTACTTCGGTGAATATCAGCCAAAGGTCGTGCTCGAGAGTACTGCAGACGCTGAGATTGCAATGCTCAGCCAGGCGATGCAGACAGCTGCCCAGTTTAGCCTCCAGAATCCTCTCGTTAACCAGGAGGCGTTCCTACGCAACATGTACAAGACCCTCTTTAGTAAGTACATGACCGAGGACGACATTAACGAGATGCTTACTGTACCGCAACCAATGATGGGCCCTGATGGTCAACCAGTTGATCCAAGCCTCGTACAAGGCGGCGCATCACTCGCCCCGGGCGCTGAAGAGTACCTATTAGGAGCAGGAGCCAGTCAAGGAGGTGGCGATTCCTTCAACAAGCGAGCCCAAACCGGCAATCAAGGTGGCGGTGGAGCTAATAGCAATGACAACAACATTAGGAGAGTGAGAAGTGAACAAGCAAGTACAAGACTCCGATAATAAATGGGAGAAAATCGCCCATCAATGGGAGCAATTCTCTAAGACAGAAGCCTATAAAGAGCTAATGAGTTATATTGATCTGCAAAAGGATGTAAACTCTACATTAGCCGCCGGGCCTATTGAGATATACAAGGAAGTACCAACCGTTGACGGAAAGACAACTCAGCAGCTTGAGTTTGAGCCTGAGAAGCTGGCCTATCTTTTACAACGCAATGTAGGCCTCGATACAATCCGCCTTTACATTGAAGGCTTTAGTATCCAATAATTTTTACAACAATGTAATATTTACAGCGTAGGAGGGTTTTCGCCCCTGTCCCTCCTACACTCCCCCCTTAAAAGAGGCGAAACGATAGACAAACTAATAGGAGTACACTAGAATGGAAGATTCCCTTACCGGAACTAACGATGCTAGCCTCAATCAAGAGCCTACTAGCGTTAACGAACCGGCGGATATCTCTAGCGATACTACCTCTCAAGCTCCAGTAGAGCAAGATGTAGTAGCTGAGCCCGCCCAAGAAAGCGAGCCAGCAGATAGCGGGCTAAGTAAATTTGCGAAGGCGCAAGGCTTTGATCTTGATAACGCTAGCGAAGACACTAAACGAGCCCTTAAAATTGCTCTGGATAATCAGCGCTCATTCCGCAGCGCAAAACAACTAGCAGATACCAGCGAGCCTACTGACGACTTGCGTGCAGAGGTTGCTAACTTGAAGTACGAGCGACAAGTTGAGCGATTCTTTGGCGAGCAAGGCCGTGACCGCAATCTCGAAGCGGCAATGTATGACATCGTAAAGGATAAAGCTGCTAAATACGGCGTAGAATATGCAAATAACCTGCGACACGATCTCGACACTCTGTATGATTTAGCCGTGCTTAAGTCGAGCAAGAACACCTCAAATGTAGATCCGGAGCAAATCCGCCGAGAGGAAAGGGAGTCTATCAATCAACAGCTCCAGCAGGGCACTCAAGCCCATGCTACTGATCAAACCCCTACGGTAACTACTGTTCAGGATATTATGGACAAATATGAAATTGGCTCACCTGAATACATTGCCGCAATAGACAAGCTAACAAAATAAAAGGAAAAATAAATGGCTAACTATGTTACCCCTACTAAAGGCACTGGCGCAGTAGACGGCACTCCCGCTACAAAGCCTTTTGTCCCTGCTATCTGGGCCCCAGAAGTAGAAAAGAACCGTACTGACAACCTCGTCCTTTGGGACTTTATCGACCACTCAAACCTCGGTGAGGCTGTCAACTACGGTGACGTGATCCACGTACCATTCATGGACGAGATCGATACTGATGTCAACACTAACACCACGACCGATGGCACTGCTACGGCCATCGATGGTATCAAGACTCGTTACGTCGACGTGCTCATTGATCGCTACCTCCGCAAGCCAGTAGGTGTGCAGGATGTTGCAAAGGCTCAAAGCAAGTACGAATTCCGCGCACTGTACGTTGAGCGCCTCGGCCGCTGGATTGCTAAGGCACATGACACCGAAGTTATTGGCAAGATTCAAGCTGAAGCACAAATCCTCAAGCAGACGACTGCAGTCGCTGGCCAGTTCGCCTACGCCGATATTGTTGACGCGCTTGGCCAACTCGATGCAGCTAATGTCCCAGAGGACAACCGCGCACTGTTCGTTAACGGTAAGGTTCGCGCTGCTTTGCGTAAGATCCCTGAGTTTACCAGCTACGCAAGTGTTGGTGAGAAGGGTATCGTGAAGACTCAGCACGGCCTCGTTGGTGAAATCTTTGGCATGCCTGTTTACGTCACTAACGTGATCAAGCAGAAGGGCGGCAAGGATGTCGCTTACGTCATGCACAAGAGCGCTGTCAAGGGTCTCGCTCAGTTCACTAAGACTGAAGATGGCCGCGACAAGATCCAGGGTGTTGACTACGTCGTTGGTTCAACTCTCTTTGGTGCAAAGGTTATTCGTCCTGACCACGTTGTTGAGATTACTGTTAAATAGTATATCTTAACTATAAAGCCTCCTCCCAAGCGGAGGGGGCTTATTTTAAGATAAGGAGATAATAATGACAAAATGGGTAAATAATAGTGCGTGGAACGCGTTACTAGCAAAAATAAATACCGCAAACAAAGTATTAATCCTTCCATCATACACGAATGATTACAATACCGCTAATAACCAAAAACTCGGCGAGGGATCATACTCCACGTCGTCGCAAACATTCCCGACAGCCGGAGAGCGAGTAGTAACCCTTAACTCGGCAAATAACCTTAGTGTTACCAAGACCGGTACGGCCACACATGTTGCATATGTCAACGGTACTGAAATGTTATTTGTAACCGACATCGCAGGGCAAGCAGTCACCCAAGGTGGTACAGCCAACCTTACCGGAGTGCAGCTGAAAGCAGAGGATATTTAATATGAATGGCAGTCTCGCATCAACGACACTAAGAGCCGTCTTGCCGGCGGGGCAAAAAACGATAGAGATAGATCCAGATGATTTTAGGAGTTTTGGCGAGGCTGATTATTTTGGGTACTATATCACACTCGCACCCGCGGATAAATTCCCTACACTCGCCAACTGCGAAATCGTATATGTATCACGCCACGAGGGTAATACGCTTATTGTTGAGCGCGGCATGCGAGGCACGGCGTCAAAGACCTTTCCCGTTGGATCGCTACTTTATCGCGGGATGTATCGTGAGAATGGCGCAAATGTCGGTGATATATTCATGACTATGAGGGCAACTCCGACGCCTGGGCGTCTATTCATGGATGGCGCGGATGGATATCGAGTAGAGCAATACCCTATACTTGCAGCGCTTGTAGAGCAATATCTATCGTACGGCGAGAGAACAGGCCCTAATACGTTTAAGTTAGCTGACCTAAGAGGTAGATTCCCCTACGGCACGCCAATTGGTGGCTCGGTAGGACAGCGTGGGGGGAGTGCTGAAATAAATCTAGCCCCCAATAATTACCAAACCAACACGTGGATGAGTCAAAAGATGAGTCCGGCGACCAGTCTGTCAGGAGCGGTAAACGCCGGTAACCAGTGGGGTTTTCACCTACATACAAAAACGGATAATCCAAACGATTCATCAAGTAACGTACCGGTCAAACATTTGCCACCGTATTTTAGCGTGAATTATGAAATAGTAGCGGGGTAGCCTATGCGGTTTTTTGCCGACAGATTCCCTAATTTATCCCCCTTCTATAAGGAGTACTGGGCTAACGGTAGGTATTACGCCGAGAACGATGAGATAGTCCTAAAATCCGACTCATTTGCCGACCACTATCTAGGGCTTAAAGGCTTTCAAGGTGAGGATAACGTAGAGCTATTAATACGCGCCAAGTTTGAGTACAGTATCCACAAGCAGGGGCTCATGATGGTGCGTGGATCGAGTTTTATAGATCCCAACACAAGACAGCGAGTGGCGACAGGGTATGTATTGTCGGTGTATCATCAAAGAGGTTCGCAACGACTACGCTTAGACGATAACGTCGAAGACGGCCTCGAAGTGTTTAGCGATAAAACTCTTAGGGCTGGCGTATGGACATGGTTCAGGTTCAGAGCTGAAGGAACATGGCTAAGAGCGAAGGCTTGGGAAGACGGCACCAGTGAACCCAGCGGCTGGGATATAGCGGTGTCTCAGAGCAGATGGGAATATAACTCAAGGGGCGCCAACGGGTTGAGTATGGCTTCTGGCGGGACAGTACGAGTTAATGTTGTGTCCGCTAGCACATTGCCGCTACCTCCGGCCGTTGCTAGCGACTTTAGTCCGCCAATATCACCATATACATTAACCAACGACTTTACAACCGGCGCACCAA